ACGTGGTCTAAACTTAAAAAAGAATTTCATGATGGGTCTTTTGATGATAGAGATGTAAATACACACCAAGCTAAATCTTACTTATTAAGGTTTCAAAGACAGAAAGAAACAATTACACCTGGTACAACACAACCAGAGGTGTTTAATATATTAGGCCAATTAGAGGCTTTAGAAAAAGGATTGAAAGAAAATACTTTATCTTTAGACGATAAGAAAACTAAAAAATTAAAATGAAATTTGATTTTGTTTATCTAGGTCAGACGGTCTTAAAATACCAGGTCCCTTTAGAAATATTCGTAGGTCTTAATGAAATTTACGAAAAACAAAAGAAACAATTACCGAAAGCTAACAAACAATTAGTAGGTAAAATACAAGACGAAGTATCTTTATTTTATTCTGGCCCCAACAATGATAAGATGCACCAGCATTCTTTTCTACCACAAGATATACTTAAATGGTTTCATTCTATTTTTGATCATTACACAGACTGGAACAAAATAGGTAAAACACAAAAATCTATAAATTCTATTTGGGTTAATGAAATGAAAGCACATGAGTACAATCCAATACATATTCATCAAGGTAAATTATTTACAGGTTTATCATCAGTTATGATTATGAAACTACCAACAAATACAGGTATAGAATACTCAGCAGCAGACAAACCTATGAATGGTAGACTACAAATTATTGGTGCAGCTGCAGGACAATTTTCTAAAACAGATTATTCACCTCAAATGAAAATAGGAGACTTTTATGTTTTTCCTTACGACATGAGACACTGCGTTTATCCATTTAATGGAACCAAAGAAGTTAGGAGAACATTAGTTTGTAATGTCGATGTTGATTACAATCCTGTATCTTCAAGAACTGGATCGGGGCAAATGGAATGATACCAAGAATGCCTAAATGGCAATCTTATGTTGCCACAACTACACAACCCATCTTTACACCTAAACAATGTAAAATGATTATTGATGCAGGTCATCAATGTGCGCCCGAGCAAGCTAAAGTTGGTGGTGGGAATAAAGGTCAATACGATACCAAGAAACGAGTTACAACTATATCTTGGATACCTTTTGATAAACTACCACAGATGTACAAAGTTATTGAAAATCAATTATCTATTGTAAACTTAAATCATTTTTATTTTGATGGTGTAAGACTTACAGAGCCTGCACAGTTTACAGTCTATCCTAAAAAAGGTTTTTATGATTGGCATATGGATCTAAATGCGTTTGGTCAAGAAGGCCAAAATCCAATACGTAAAATATCTATGACTTGTTTATTGTCAGATCCATCAGAGTTTACAGGTGGAGATCTTTTGTTTGCAGATACAGGTGAGCACAAACCATTACAACTAAAACAAGGACAAGCAATATTCTTTGCATCGTTTTTAAGACACAAAGTTGCACCGGTTAAAAAAGGAGTTAGAAAATCATTAGTGATGTGGTTTGGAGGACCTCCATTTAAATGAGTCAACTACAAAGAAAGATATTATTTCCAACTGCTGTTTATTTTAAAGATCTACCCAACGCTAAAGAACTTAATAAATATTTATTTAAAGAAATAAAAAAGTGGCGAAAAGCAGATCCTAAAGGTGAAGTTAAAACTAATTCTGGATTTGGCTGGCACAGCAAAACAGACATGGATAAGAAAAAAGAATACAGACCTCTTATCGATGAACTATTTAAAATGGCCTATGAGTGTAATGCAGATTTTGGTATTACAGGTAAACTAGGACTTGGTAATATGTGGGCTAATATTAACCCTACATACTCTTATAACAAAACACATACACATCCTAACTCTATGTGGTCAGGTGTGTACTATATTAAAGTGCCAAAAAATTCTGGTAAATTATTTTTAGAAGACCCTAGACCAGGACCAAACACACACATGCCTAGAAGAGTAGATAATCTACCCGAACAATTATGGAGAGTCTGTGCTTACGAACCTATGGAGGGACGTATGATATTTTTTCCATCCTGGCTTCCTCACGGTGTTGATATAAACATGAATACAGATAAAGGCGAGAAGAATTGGAGAATATCTGTATCTTATAATTTTATACAAATATGACAACTTTAATTTATGCTAAATTGCCTTTTGAACAAATACGTTATTTAGAACGACCAGAGTTTCATAAAGAAGAAATAGTATTTAAAACTAGATTAGTTGAGTCTATTAAAAAACACGGAATTGTGGATCCGCTGTATGCAGAGGTAGGAAATGACTATGGAAGATATATAAAAATAATTGTGGGTAATAATAGAATGGCTACTGCTAATATTTTAAAAATTAAAACGATACCTGTTATTGTTAATATTTACGATCCAACATTTAAATTAGAGGGACGTGAATTAAAAACAGATGATGAAATTAGAGAAATGTTTACGCATAAAACTGTAAACATTAGACGTAATAAAAATGGTGACATTGACACTATCATGGCTCCTCGTTATGATTTAGTATATAAAGATTATGAGTTTTAAAAAAAATAAATATCAAATTATTCGTAGCGCTATATCAAAAGAGGTAGCAGCTTTAGCCTACACCTATTTACAAATATCAGCAGAAGCAGATCTTTGGATGTTAAAAAATGGCATGACTCATGCAGGCAATAAACTTGTAGGTGATTTTAACGATCCACAAGTTCCTAATTCTTACGCTAAATATAGTGACAGACTTATGGAAACATTATTAGTTAAAACTATAGCTGTGATGCAGAAGAAAACAGGACTTAAACTGGTACCCACTTATTCTTACACAAGACTCTATAGAAAAGGAAATATCTTAAAAAGACACAAAGATAGACCTAGCTGTGAGATATCAACCACTCTAAACCTAGGTGGAGATAACTGGCCCATATTTATCGATCCTACGGGGTCTGACAACGTCATAGACGAGTATAAGAACATACATAAGCCTGGAGCACCCAAAGGTATAGAAGTTAATCTAAAACCCGGTGATATGCTTATTTATTCTGGCTGTGAGTTAGAGCACTGGAGAGAGCCTTTTGAAGGCCAATTATGTGGCCAAGTATTCTTGCATTATAATCATGCAGATGGACAGTTTGCAAAGTCTAATTTGTATGATAAAAGACCTTGAACATCAACGCAATCTAATATAATCTGGAGATCTATGTTACAAAAGATAGGATTTGCACCTGGAATCAATAAACAAATCACAGCAACGGCTGCTGAAGGTCAGTGGATAGACTGTGATAATGTTCGTTTTAGATATGATACACCTGAAAAAATAGGTGGTTGGTCACAGCTAGGAGCAGATAACGTTACTGGAGCTGCAAGAGGTATGCACCAGTTTATTAATAGTCAAAGTGTTAAGTATTCCATTATTGGAACAAATAGAATTTTGTATGCCTATTCAGGTGGCGTGTTTTATGACATACATCCTATTAAATCTACAAACACTTTATCAAACGCATTTACTACGACTAACGGATCAGCTTCTGTTACAATAAATTTTTCCGGCGATCATGGTATTCAACAAGGAGATATCGTTTTACTAGATAACTTTTCATCTATTACAAATTCAAACTTTAGTGCCTCTGATTTTGATGACATAAGATTTATGGTTACAACCGTGCCATCATCAAGCACCATTACAATAACAATGCCGTCTAATGAATCAGGGTCTGGAGCAACACAATCAGGTGGCATTAGAGTTCAACATTATTATAGAGTTGGACCAGCTGTTCAAGCTCAAGGACTAGGCTGGTCACTTGGATCTTGGGGTGGAGAAGCAGTAGGAGCATACACAACAGTTTTATCATCAGACATAGATGCGTCTACAACAAGCATAACATTAAACGATGCATCACAGTTACCAAGCTCTGGAACAAACTTTATATTAATAGGAACAGAAGAAATATCATACACAGGTATATCGACAAACACATTAACAGGTGTAACTAGAGGCGTAAGAAATACAACAGCAGCATCACATACTGCAGGAGCTACAGTTACAAATACATCTGATTATGTAGCGTGGGGTGAAGCAGCATCTGGTGACTTAGTCTTGGAACCTGGATCATGGTCCTTAGATAACTTTGGTGATAAAGCTATTTGTTTGATTGCCGATGGTGAAGTATTTGAATGGGACTCTGCAGCAACAAACGCTACATCTAATAGAGCAACCATTATTTCAGGCGCACCTACAGCATCAAGACACATGCTTGTATCTACACCGGATCGACACTTAGTGTTCTTTGGTACAGAAACTACAATTGGCACAAAGTCTACACAGGATGATATGTTTGTAAGATTCTCGGACCAAGAAGATATTAACACATACACACCTACAGCAACCAATACAGCTGGTACACAGAGACTGGCCGACGGATCACGGATCATGGGAGCCATTAGAGGTAGAGATGCAATCTATGTATACACAGACACAGCTTTGTTTTTACAAAGATTCGTAGGTCAACCATTTACATTTGCCTTTGTACAAGTTGGAACGAACTGTGGACTAGCAGGTAAGAATGCAGTGGTTGAAGTAGATGGCGCAGCATACTGGTTATCTGAAAACGGTTTCTTTAAATATGCTGGTGCCCTTGAATCATTACCATGTCTTGTAGAAGATTTTGTTTATGATGATATAAATTTAGATTCTGGTAATCAAATGATAGCTGCAGGATTAAATAACTTGTTTGGTGAAATTATGTGGTTTTATCCAACTGCCTCTTCAGGAGTTGTAAATAAAATGGTTTGTTATAATTATCAAGACTCATCACCACAAAGACCAATATGGACAATAGGAACATTAGCTAGAACTGTTTGGAAAGACTCTGCAATTTTTGGTAAACCTCATGCTTTAGAGTATGATGCAAATAGCACAGAGCCAGCTACTTCAGCTACGTATGTGCAAGGAAACACGGACGGTATCTCAACATACTATCAACACGAAACAGGCACAGATCAAGTTAAAGGTGGAACAGTTTCAGCAATTACAGCAAACATATTATCAGGTGATTTTGATATTACACAACAACAGCCAGGCGTTCCAAATCTTAGAGGTGACGGTGAGTTTATCATGAAAGTTAGAAGATTTATTCCTGACTTTGTATCTCAAACAGGTAATACAAGAGTAACTTTAAATTTAAAAAACTATTCTAATGATACAGCTGCAAGCTCATCACTTGGACCTTTTGATGTAAGCTCATCTACAACAAAAGTAGATACACGTGCAAGAGCAAGAGCCATAGCTTTAAAAGTAGAAAACACAAGCACAGCTCAAGATTGGAAACTAGGTACATTTAGATTAGACATACAACCAGATGGTAGAAGATAATGGCAAAGATAGTACAAGTATTAACAAGACCTAGTGAGGTATATAAACAATCTGTAGCAGATGCACAGGTTAGAGATCTTGACGGTGTTATACAAAAATTAAATACAACATACCAACAAGAATTAAAGGATGAAGTAGAGGCACAAAACTTCTTTATAAATTAATGGCAAATAGTTTTATAAACGCAAAAGCAGACTTAACGACAACAAATCTTACGACACTGTATACAGTGCCGTCGTTTAAAACTGCTGTTGTTAAATCAATTTTAGTATCTGAAGATGCAGGATCAGGAGCTAATATAACAGTGACATTGGTGGACGCATCGTCTAATATATTTAGCTTATTTAAAACAAAAGCTATATCTTCAAATGCTACAACAGAGCTGTTAACACAACCTCTTGTTATGGAGGCCGGTGAAGCTTTGAAAGTCCAAGCTAGCGATGCAAACGAACTGCATGTCATAGCTTCTATATTAGAAATAGAACCAAGAGAGGTAGTAACGTAATGCAAACAATAAAGCCAGAAAAGATAATAACAACCTTATCTAACCTAAAAACAGGTGAGGTATATAAATCAGAGGACGAATGGAAGGCAAAAGGGGTGCCAGAAGCAGAGATTAGAAGAGATGTTAAAGTAATCATGCCTGCGCTTGATTTGTTCCCTAAAACAAAGTAGTGTGGAAAAATGGCAATAACTAGATCACAAATAGCAAGACAACTACTAGCAGAAGGTGGAGTATCATTAGACGATGCCAAAGCAATGGCACCAAAAGGTGAGTTTCTTGCATACATAAATCCAAAAGAGGCAGAGATGTTAAAAGATGCTGGAGGCTCTGGTATCATGACACCTATGGGTATTCCAAGTTTTGTTGACTTTGGATCAGGTAAAGGGTCTGTTGCTGAAAGTTTAAGTGAAGCAGCTTTTGGACCAAGCGGACCATCCACAGGACCAGGAGGTGGAGATGGAGGCGGAAATGGTGGAAATTTTTCTACTATAACTAGAGGACCAAAAGGACCTGCAAAGACACGTGACGGAGGATCTGGACAATACATTACAAAAGATCCATATGGTAAACCGGTAACTAATTTAGGAAGAAGAGCAATTTCATTTTTTACAGGGATGATTAACCCGACTTTAGGAATGACTGTAAATCAACAATTAGCTAAAGAGCAAGAGAAACAAAAAGATTTAATAAACGCTATTCAAGGTGGTCAACAATATTTTGGTGCACTACCATCAAGTTTAACAACATCGTACAAACAAACAACAGGTATGAAAACTGGAACTGGACCAACAAACCCCCCAGGTGGAGATGATGGTCCAATTATTCCAAAAGCACCACAGGTTGCAACGTTGCCCACGGACATTGAAACACCAGCAAGTGATTCAGAAAAACAATTTGATGTAAGATTCTTTTTAGATCCAAGATTTGAAGCAAAAGATGGTGGTGAAGTTTCTGTAGATGAAGCAGAAAAAATGGCACCTCCCGGTGAATCATTAGCATACATTAATGATGATGAAGCAGCATTGTTAAAAGCAATAGGAGGAGCCGGTGAACCTGTAAATCAAACAGGTATACCATCATACTTTATTAAAAAGATTTTTAAGAAGGCAGCCAAAGCGGTTAAAAAAGTTGCTAAAAGTGATTTAGGTAAAGCTGCATTAATTGGTGCAGCAGCTTTTGGTATTCCGGGAACAGCATTTGGTGGTGTATTAGGTAGAGCTTCTTTTGGTGGTGCTGCAAAAGGCATGTTTGGTTTTGGTGGCATAGGAAACGCTTTAACATTAGGAAAAACAAAAGCAGCTAATTTTTTATTAGGAGCTCCTGGAGACATGGGAGGTAGAGTAGCTGGAGGATTTTTAGACAAAATAGGTGGTAAGACAGGATTAGGTATTTTAGGAGCTTCTTTAGCAGGTGGTTTAATGTCTGGAAAACAAGAAGAGGAAACGGATACTATTGCAAGTAAAATATCAAAAGAAACAGGTTTACCTATTGCACAAATTAGAAAAGAAGTTCAGGAAGCAACAGCAAAAGGTCAAGATGCTCTAGATGCCCTAAAAGATAAATATCCATTCTTAGTAAGAGCTGACTCTGCTTTGAAAGATGGAGGAAAAGCCAAAAAGAAAACTTATAGATATAAAGACAAACCTTATGGACCTAAATTTGCTGCAGAAGGCGGTATTATGAACCTTGGTGGTAATGAAATGGACCTTAGAGGTGGAGGCTTTGTGCCTATAGGAAAAGCTGAAAAAGCAGACGATGTGCCAGCTAGATTATCTAAGAATGAGTTCGTATTCACGGCTGACGCAGTAAGAGCAGCAGGTGGAGGAAGTGTTGATAAGGGAGCAGATCTAATGTATAAAACAATGAAACAACTAGAGGATAGGGTAGCATAATGGCTGTACAAGAATCACGAGTATTACCACCAAAATTTATAGAAGATCTCGCAAAAGATTACGGCACGCAGTTAACAGCGTTAACTGGGCAAGCCATAGATACATCTAAATTTGCACCTACAGTTGCGGCACAAGACCCATTACAAGCACGAGCTGCAACACTTGCATCTTCAGGTATTGGATCATTTCAACCTTTTGTAACTGCAGCACAACAACAAGCTACAGATGCTGGAACACAATTAGGAACTGCTGCAACAGGTATTGCAGGAGCAGAAGCGTTATTAGGAACAGGTGCTGGCACAGGAGCAGGTTCTGTATCTTCGTACATGTCTCCATATCAAACGCAAGTTATTGATGCTACATTAGACGAGTTTGACAGAAACAGAGCTATACAAGAACAAGCAATTAGAGATCAACAAGCACAATTAGGTGCGCTTGGTGCAGGTAGAGCAGGAGTACAACTTGCAGAGTTTGGTACAGGTCAAGCTAGAGAACGAGCATTATTACAAGCAGGATTATTACAACAAGGTTTTGGTCAAGCACAATCTGCAAGACAACAAGATTTAGCAAACAGACAAGCGCTAGCAAGTCAAAGAGCAGGATTAGCTGGACAACAATTAGGACAAGCACAATTTCAACAAGGATTAGCACAGCTAGTTCCTAGTCTACAAAGAGGCGACATTAGCACGTTAGGATCAGTGGGCGCTATCCAACAAGCACAATCACAAGCACAGTTAGATGCAACAAGAGAAGCAAACAGACTAGCTGCGTTTGAGCCTTATGAAAGACTTGGAACTTTTGGTTCTGGCGTTGCACAACTTATAAGTGGATACCCAGGACAAAGACAATTTACATCTGTGCCTAACCCAACACCTTTACAAACATCACTTGGTATTGGTGCCACGTTGGCTGGAATATACGGAAGCTTAAGAAAATAATGAAAAACAGAATATTAAAAAGACCAATGTTTAGAATGGGTGGATCAACTGAAGGTATTTTATCAGGATTAGATACACCTAGTTTAGATGCGTCTAGAGCTACATATGATAGAGGTGGTGATGTTAGAAAAAGGGTAGACACAATAAGAGGTATCTACGATGATATATTACCAGAAAGAGATCGTAGAGGTATGCCAGGGTCTGTATCTAATTTACTAACTGGCTTTGGTTTAAATTTATTAGCACAACCTGGTGGACAAAACATATTTCAAACAGCTGCAAAGGCAGCACAAACACCTTATCAACAATTTGTTGCTAGCAGACAAAGAGAAAAAGATGAGGACAGAGCTTTAACACAAGCCATTATTGGTGATGCCATTGAACAAGAGTCAGATGAAGAAATAGCAAGATTAAAAAGAGAGAAAAAAACTTATGAGTTTGAAGGTAAAGATAGATTGTTAGGTGATTTACAAAAAGCTCAAGACGAAAACTTAGCAAAAATTAAAGAAATTGATAGACAGTTTGAAAGTGATGCAAAAGAGTTGTCTGATATTTTACAAAAAGAAGCAGAAGGTGAAGAGATAGATGTTGTTAGAAGAGATTTTTTACAAAAAAGACAAAAAGAAGGCAAAAATAAAGAACGAAAACAGTTAATAAGAGAAAATGAAAAGTTAGAACAGAGAATCGGCGGTCTTGGCACAGGTGAAACTAGACAACAAAGACAACTTCGTTTAGCGGAAGAACGAGGTGATATTTCTCCAGAAGAATACAGAATATATCAAGAAACAGGTAAAGTACCTCCAGGATACGCAGAAGGCGGAGAAGTAGAGGTTGATACCCCTACAATGTCTAGAGTATCTTCTATTAATTACGATACATTAAGAGCAAGACTTCCAAAAGAAATAGGTGATGATGTTGTAAAACTTATCTCTGACAGCAATAGAGCTTTAACAGACTTTGCAAATATTAGAACACAACAGGACGTAGATCAATTTAACCAGGCATACAACGTAAATCTAGTATTACCAGCGGAGGAGTAAAATGCCTCTATTTAAGGAACCTAAAGAACCTAAATTTATAACAATAGATAAAGATCCTATACTTAAATCTATTAAAAAAAGAACAAATCCAAAACCAAAAAAAGAAGTCAAGTTTACTTGGAGTGGATTAGGTAATCTTGTTAGAAGTTTATCTTTAACTGACCCTAGAAAATTTGAAAGAATAGGTTTGTTAGCTAGCGGTGAAGCTAAACCTGAAGAAAAAGATTACATAGATTTTTTTGAAGACATAGAAAAAGGTTTATACGGAGCCGCAGAAAACACAGCATACTCTGTTGGTGATCTTGCAACTTCAGGAATAGACGCAGTAGCAGGAACTGATCTTAACGAAAGATTAGACAAAGCTTTTGAAGAAAATAAAATGGATGACCCTGAGACTTTCTTAGGTAAAACCACAGAAATACTTGGAACATATGGTCTACCAGGGGGTGCTGTATTCAAAATAGCAAATCGAGTAAAAAAATTATCACAACTCAAAAGATCAAAAGCGTTCTTAAGACTTACAGCAGGTAAAAAAGTTTCTAACATTGCAAGCAACGCTGGATATATGGCGGGAGTTGTAGGTGCTACTGATTTTTTAGCTAACGAACCGGACAGACAAACACTAGCCATTGAACAAGAATCATTAGAAGGTTTGTCGGGTAGAGAAAGAGTTGCTGCTAAGTTTAGAAACAGATTAAGATTTGGTGCTGAAGGTGCTTTAATAGGCGCTGGTTTTGCTTTAGCAGGTAAACCACTTGCATTAGGTGTAAAGTATGGAATTGTAAAACCCATAACGGCCACAGCAGGTATTGGTTTAAAAACAGCAAATAAACTTGTAGTAGCCCCTGCATCTTATTTACTTGCAAAAACACCCTTTGTACCTCAAGTATCCAGGGGTTTACAAAAAGGTTCTGCATATACATTCGAACAAGTTTTATCACCTTTATTAATTGGCAAGGTGCCGTTTAAAACACAACTGCCAAAATTTAAAGATTGGAGAATGTTCTCTGTAAACTCAGAAGATGAAGTTAAAAGACGTGTTAAAAAACTAGATAATTTTTTAGCTAAATTTAGATCTGTTGGAGAACAAACAGCACAACAGTATAGACTAAGCACCGCTGCAAAAACAGAAATAAAAGCTGTTAATAGAACTATAGAAAAATATTTAGAAGATTTAGAAAAAAGATCTTATGCTTTAGCTGGTGGTTTCTTAAAACACTACAACGTAGATAAACCTTCACCAGCTTTACGCGACAAATATCTTAATGATGTTCTAGCTTACCTTAAACAAGAAATGCCTTTGGAAAAACTACCGGAGACATTAAGACCATCGGCAAAAGGATTAAATGCAGAACTAGTTAAGGCTAAACAAAAATTTGCAGATCTGTTACCAGAAGGAGATCTTAAATCTTTTATAATTAATAATGTGCAATCTTATATGCGTAAATCTTTTTCTGTGTTTACTAATCCTGAATACGCGCCCAAAAAAGAAGTGTTTGATGATGCAGTAAAATACTTTTCTACTGTTATAAAAGGTAATAGAGATATGACAGAAGCTGCATTAAAATTTATTAACAAACCTACTGATGAAGAAAGAATTGCGGAGTACGCAAAAAGTTTAACTAACAAACTATTAAGAGACGGTAAAAATAATGATTTAGATCCTCTTCAACTATTACAAAGAATAGGTAAAAAAGATCTTCGATTAGATAAAACTATAAAAACAGGAGAAGAATTACCTGATGCGATTAAAAGACTTTTAGGTGCGGAAGATGATTTAAAAGCATCTGTGCTAACCACAGTTAACCATGCGATCGTAAATACAACAAATAAAAAATTAGCTGATAGATTAGCTATACTTGGACAAAGAGAGGGTTGGCTGTATAGATCTAGAGAAGCTGCTGTCGCAAATGGAATATTAGATCCACACAGAATACAAGCACCTCAAAGTCTAGGTTTATTAAACACAAGATTAAATAATTTATATGGTAGTGCACAAATATCACAAGCCGTCAGGGGTGTGCCTGGAACGTTAGATAATTTAATACAAAATAAAGCGTATAGAGGTTTACTACAATTTAAAGTAGCTACTCAGTTTGGTAAAACAGTTCTATCACCAGCAACGCAAGTTCGTAACGTAACATCAGCTAGTTTATTTCCGTTAGCAAATGGACACATTGGTGGTCGTGCATCTGTAACAGATGCATTTAAAATGGTTATGGACGACATATATGGTGCTGGAAAAGATGTTACTGACGCAAGATTAATTAAAGGTATAGAGAATAAAATACGTCTAGGTGTGTTAGATGAAAACATTGTAGCGTCAGAGCTTGGTGCTGTATTAAAAGAAATTAAAAAAGGCTCTGTTAATAATTTAGATGCTCTTTATAACAAATTAACTAACGGTAGATTTTTCAAAGGTGCAACAAGACTCTACGCTGGAGGTGATAACCTTTGGAAGTGGTATGGTCATGAGTATGTAAAATCACAACTGCGTTCTACCTACAAAAATGTTGATGATATTGCACAATGGACTCGAGAAATAACAGGAAAAGAATATGATAGGTTTGTACCATTTACAAGACAACTTAAAAATTTCGATGATGCTTTAGATGAAGCTGCAGCTTGGTATATTAGAAACACATATCCAACATACAGTAAAGTGCCTGAAGCGATTAAAGCTATTAGAAAACTACCCTTTGGTAATTTCGTGTCGTTTCCTGCTGAGATGATACGTACGTCATTTAATATTTTAAATATTGGTGCAAAGGAAATTGCATCTAGTAATGAAGCACTACGTCAAATAGGTTATAGAAGAATGATAGGGGCCAGCTTTACATTAGGAGGAGCAGGGACCTCAGCGTTGAATTTAGCGTCAGCTATAACAGGAACAACACTAGAAGAATTAGATGCATACAAAAGATCATTTGCTGCACCTTGGAATAAAGATTCGATTCTGTTACCCATGACAAAATGGAAAGAGGGTAAAGGTAAAGCAATAAACTTCTCATACTTTAGTCCATATGAAGTTGTTCAAAAACCATTTTCATCTTTAATAACAGAAATTGAACAAGGTAAACTATTACAAAAGGATATTGACGACAGAACTATGGATTTGGTAGGTTCTTTTCTTGGACCAATTATCGAACCGTTTGTTTCTGAGGCAATCGCGCTTGAAAGAACATCTGATATTATACCAGCAGGATTTGGTGTTGGTGGAAGGGGCGGTGTAACAAAGACAGGAAGTAGAGTTTATTCACCAACAGACAGTTTCGGCGATAAAATAACAAAAAGTTTCGTGCATGTAATTAAAGGTGTTGAACCTGGAGCTTCAACAACAGGTAGAAAAATAGCAAAAGGTATAAATCAAGATTTAACAAAAGGTGGTGTGCCAGTAAATTTAAGAGATGAACTACTTGCATTGCTTTCTGGTATTAGAATTATAAACGTCGATGCACCAAGAGCATATAACTATAAACTTACAGAGTATAATAAAAATAAAAGATCGGTCACTGTATCAGAAAAATTTTATAGCCCTGAAAATGCACAATCAAGAGGTGGCGATGTGTTAGTTAAAGAATATAGAAAAATTCAAGATGAGGGTATGATGGTGCAAAGACAGTTCTATCAAGTCTTACAAGATGCCATAGCCATGGGAGTATCCAAAAGAGATTTAAGAAAATTAAATAAAGGTAGATTATCAAACAAAGAATTTAATAGTTTATTTAGAGGTAGATATACACCTATAAAATATTCTAAACTTAGAATGAGAAAAAGAGTTAAAGACATTCAAAACGCTTTTCCTGATCAAGAGATAGATAAAAACTTTGCGTTTCCAGTCAGAGATTTAAACGCAGTTATTAGAGAATATCGTAATAAATCTTTAAAACCAGTAGAAACAAAAGAACGAGAGATTAAAGACCAAAGATCAGAAGTCACGCCAAGACCAGAACCTACAAGAGTTAGTCAAGTGCAAACACCACCTTTACCGAGCACTCCTGCGCCAATTGTATCTGGAACACAGACAGCAAATGTGGTAAACCCATTATCTGGGTTGACACAAACTGAAACTGCATTATTGTCCCCAGAAGAACAACTTATAAGACAAAGGATTAAAAGAGTTTAATGGCAATAGAACCTAAAACAACTAGAGAACACATCGTATCCCTGTATGGACACATATCAGGTGTCAAAAAGAATATTCATCATATGCACAAAGGTATTCACGAATTGGGTGGCAAGATAGACAAAATCTATTGGGTTCTTTTAGCTGCGGTGGGGACCGTAGCCATACTTTTATTAGAAAGATTTATAACTTAAATCCAATCTTTTAGTTCTTCACCCATAACTTCGGATGCAATATTAATCTTCTTACGAAGAGACTTGACAATTTTTTCATCAACGGTATCTTGAGCAATAATATCTACGTATGTCACTGTTTTCTTTTGCCCTATTCTGTGTGCTCTGTCTTCTGATTGCATTCTTTTTTCAAGATCATATCCATTAGAATAATAAATTACTGTATTTGCTTCAGTAAGTGTGATACCATACCCGCCGGTTTGTGGAGTACCAACCAGGAATCTCACCCCATTATTAGCTTGAAATTTTTTAATATTCTTTTGCCGTTCTTCTTGTGGCGTGAGTCCATAATAACTGACCACGGACCCCGGACCATACTTGTCCGTTAAAATATTAACAATGTTTTTAACATCCTCTTGATAGTGTCCCCAAATAATTACTTTACCTTCTATCTCTTCTAATACATCTAACAATTCTGCCAGTCTGTTATTTCGTATAGGCTGAATACTACCGTCATCAGCTGTAAAATGTCCACAAGTTATCTGTTGTAATCTCATTAACTGAGTTAACACTGTAACTGATGTCACTTGTTTGCCGTTTAATGTAGCAAAGGCTTGCTTTTTCATTTGTTCGTATAGTTTCTTTTGCTCCGGTGACAAGTTAATTTCTCTTTTGATATATACTTTTTCTGGTAGATCTAAACAGTCTTGTTTTAAAACCCTGTAAGAAAAAGGCTTCAATGTTTCAGAGAGCTCTTTGAGATTTTGAAACTTGTGCACAACATCCACACTACGACCGTGGACGTGTATGGTTTTCATCTCTGCATATCGATTTCGAAACGCATAGTAAGAAGTGAATTGTAATAAATTAGGATTTAAAAATTCACATTGTGAGTATAAATCAAGAGGATTTCTAGTAACAGGTGAACCGGTCATTATTCTTCTGTATTTACAGATGTCACCTAAACTTAAAATATTTTTTGTCCTTTTTGCTTTTGGATTTTTTATTGTAGTAGACTCATCAATAGCTATCATTGATTTATGTGATCTTAAAAATTTAGCTGCAAATAAAGTGCCTTTATCTGTGCTTAATGCTTCAACATTCATAACAAGTATGTGAAGCTCATGACCCGTTTTGAACAGCTGATTTAACTTTTCCTGCTGTTTTTTATTAATATTAGCTTGCCATAATACTGTCACATTTTCTATGTGATCTACTAAGTGATTGGGCAACTCTTGATTGTACCAGGTACCCACTACACCTTTTGGTGCAATAATTAAGACGCCATCTACTTTACCTTTGTCGTAAAGCATAGCTACGTTATCAATTAGAACTTTTGTTTTGCCAGTTCCCATTTCCATAAAATATGCAAACTCCTCTTTGTGCCAAGAATTTTCCAACGCAGTGAGTTGGTGTGCATACGGCTTAGTCTTAAATTTATAATTCATAACTTTCTATTGACATGTATATAGGATTTTATTATAAAGTCAACATGAAAGTAAAAGAAAGTATGGATTACAAAGATAT